GGTGATGTTGAACCGCTTCGCCACGGACGTCATAGACTCGGTGGATCGGTTAAGGACAATCGACAGCACCGCTTGGTCAAGGGTGTCGGTCATATTCTGCATGATCGGGTGGTCGGGCACCTTGGCCGCCAAATACTCAAAGCAGAATACCGTATTTTTAATTGGGCAAGTTGTGACCGTTATCACACTGTAAGCCTCTCGGACCAGATCGGTCAGGCTGTCGATCCGACTCGCCGGGTGAAGGTCGTTGGACGGCAGGCGGTCTACCAGCTCTTGGTCTAACATACGCCTATCCCACCCTCTCATGTACGAAAAGTCGGGAATGTATGTATGAAAACCCCCCTAAAGGGGGGATTTTCGTACATAACAATTCCACCCATTTTCGTACATATTTTTTAATTTTCATACATGAGCCTCCATTACGTCAAAAGGGACATACTTTTTGGCCTTTCCGTGCCCCACATTCTTGATTCGGACGGGTGCCCCTTTGGCCTTGTCTCCGTGCTCCCATAATCCTGTAGTTTTGACGGCTTTCTCGCGCCCGACATCGGCCCGGACCATGATCAGCTCTTGCAGATGGCCGGCGGATATGCCTGGCCGGATGTCTTCCAAATAGTCATCAAACTTGATCACCTTCTCCGGCCTTCCAGCCCCCCGCTTCTCCGGCTCGTCCGCCTCGATCCATGCGATCGAATCCGTGGCATGCCTCAAAAACACGCGAGGAAGGGCCTTGCTGGCCGTGATGCCGGCCTCGGGCTTGCTGGGCACTAATCCGCTGCGCCTACCCCTTTTGACCACCTCCAAGACGAAATGATCGTTATCCTCGCTCTTGACTGCGTTAAGCGTGATGACCGTCCGCGCCCAGTTGGTCAGCTCGCTGGAGCCCAGCCCCCAATACATTTTATCAAATCCTTGGTACCCGGACGCCGCATCCTTGGGGGGTTTGCCGCTGTGATGGATCAGGCACCAGGCAAACCCATGGCTGTGGCTCACCGGGTTGAGCTCGTTGCGAAGGAACACGCTGGCCGTCTCCTGCTTGCTGATGTCCCCTCCTATAAAAGACAGAAGCGGATCCACCCAGAACAGGTCGGGCTTGTGCTTGCTCGCCAAGCGGCGGCACAGATCGGCAAACCTTGCCCCCGTCGAAAAACTCTCTTGGACGATAATCACGTTCTCAAAAACCAGCTTTCGCTCCTCTTGGCTTAGGGCCATGCGATCGATAATGCCGCGGACGGTTTCCGACACGTCCCCGGCGTCGTTCTCTGCCTGTACGATGATCGACTTGAGCGGCCGCTTGGGCTTGATCCCAAAAAACTCGCCACCATAGGCCCACGTGATGGCGGCCTGCAGGCAAAGCACGGATTTGCCTAACCCGCTCGATCCGACCCACAAGGCCGATCCTCCGCGGCACAGCCAGCGGTCCCCAAGGAGTGTCGTCTCATCCTTGGCCTTGTCGAAGGCCAGCATGTCGTCCCACTTGAAGGGCGTGGGCAGGTCTCCGACGATCGTCCACTCCCGCCAATCCTCAAACGCCTGCACCTCCTCGGCCACCTCGACCAGCTCCTGGCCATTGCCCGTGCTGCGGCGGATGGCCCCGGGGAGCCGGCTGAACCGGGGCGCGTCCTTGTTCTGGCCGTCCAGCCCCTTGCAGTTTTCGAGGTGCTTGTAGACAAACTCCGCCCGCTCCTTGAACTCGTCCGCGTTGGCCGCATTGACCACCACCCAGGCGTGGAGGCTCTTGCCCCCGGAGCGGATGATGCAGGACGTTGGCAGCTTCGCCTTTTTGATCTGCTCCCACTGCTCCTCGATCGTCCCCTTATCAAATTCGACCAGGACGTGGCGGAACTGGTGGATCTCCTCCAGCACGCGCCGATTGCCCTTGATCGGATTGATGCAGACATACACGCCGACCGCGTCCCCTTGCCACGTGGCCAGCCCGCCGTCCTTAAACAGCTCCAGCCACTCCTCCCTCGTGCGGGTCTCACCGCGTCCGCTGGGCCTCTCGCGCTCCTCGTCCAGGATGGCGCGGTCGATGTGGATGCGTTCGCCTTGGCGAAAGGCGTGGGCAAGAAAACGGTCGATCGCGTCCTCCTTGGAGGATTGCGGCATGGCCGGAACGTGCGCCGCTTCCCGGTAGACCGTCATGCCCCGAATCCCGTAGCGGATGGCCGGCACCCACGGCTCCCGCCCTGGGCGGCTGTAGGCGCTTTTGACGGCCGACAACGCCTCGCGCTGCGACAGCCCAACCTTGAACGCCCAGCTCTCGGCCTCGACCTCAGCGTCCTCGATCGACATGCCTTGGTCGCGGAACTGGCAGGCCAGCTTAAACAGCTGGTTATTACGCTCCCCTTCCGGGGCGCCGTTTTCGTAGATCGAGCGGACGGCTGGGGCAAGGGGGACGGTCATTTCCCAGCCCTCGCCTTCAGATCCCTCTCCTGGTACCGCTCCGCCCGCTCGCGCAGCTCCTTGATGACGATCATCGCCAGGTCAAACTTGCCCAGAGCCCGCTTCAGCATGCGGTAAACGCCGTCGGGCATGTCCAGCTTCATGGTCTCGCGCAGGATGGCGATGCCCTTCTTTTGCACGTCCTCGGTGCAGCGGGTGCGTTTTACGGACATAAGCTCCTCATAAGGGCTGATAAATTAAACTTCGGCGCTTCTTTTTTTCTCCTCCAATGAACGCGCTTTGCGCGCTCGGAATATATTTTCCTTACTTTTTCGCTTCTTTGAAAATCTAAACGAACATCAAATTCTTGCGCGATCTGAATGAGCCGTTTTGATATGCACTGCTTTGTTAGTGCCTCTTGTTTGGAAATTAAGTTAATAGTGGTCATACCCACTGCCCCATTCCGTACCGCCCGCGGTTCTTTTGAATCTGCTCCAGCACTCCGGCCCACTCCTCGGGCGTCCAGGAGGCGATGATGCGGGCGGAGAAATCCCGGATGATCATTTCAAGCAGCTCCCTGTCGCTCATGTTCCGCCTTTGCTATGCGTTTTCCAATCCAAGCCATGCACGGCACGGCCATTGAGTTGCCTAGAGCCTTGTACCTTGGCCCATCCGGGCATTGATCGGCTGGCTTGCCGCGCCATGGGATCAGCGTGTGGTTGTCGGGAAAGCCTTGGAGTCTTTCACATTCCTTCGGGGTCAGCCTGCGGACGGCCATCCTGTCCTTTGGGTTGATCACCCCGCCGGTGTGACATACATCCGAGGCGGTTGAGCGGATGGGTACGGCTTTGTCTTGGATGGCTTGGTTGTATGTGTCCACGGCAACCGCCTCCTGCACCAAGGGCACAACTCCAACTAGGTGCGCGTCCTCATTGTAGGGCGCCCACCCAGCCTGACCCTGCATTTTGTTTGTTAGGGTTGGCGATGGATCGCGGAACGGAACACTCTCCTGCACCAACGGTACATTGCCACCGCCCGTCCCAAACCTCGAAACACAACTGGGCGCAACTTCGTGCGGTCCGGTCACACGGCTGTCGTTGGGGTGGTTTTCGTACAGAGCTTGCACAAGACCACAACCGCCTTGAGAAAATAACTCTTGGTTTGAATAGCCAATCTGACCTTCACCGCCTCGGTTTAATGTCGGATGAACCTCAGAGCCCTCCCAGTGTGATTTGTTTGTATTGATTTTGAAGGCCACAGCGTGTGGGCCTGCTGCAATAAGTGGATCCATGACCTGATTCTGTGAAACACTCCCACCCTTGCCATTTTCGCCTTGATTGAATGCCGCCCGATCAATCACGATGGGCTCCGTAACAAAATTATGATCCCGGTTGTGTCCTGGTCCCTTGTGGTCAGTTGCCATAAGTGTCTCCGCTAGGTTTGCAGGCCATGATTCTTCCGGTGTAGGCGTCCTGCCCGTTAAGCCCCCCCCCCATGTGCGCACCGTCGCTCAAGCAGCCGACTACTTCTCGTTCTGGCAGGCTGACTCCAACGCCTTCCTGAGCATCGGCGGCAACTCCTTTCCCCTTTTCTCGGCTCGGCGGAGAATCCCGGCGCACGCTTTCTGACTCAAATAAAACCTTGGCGGCAGCGGCCCCGTCTCCAAGACATCCGACAACGAACACACGGCGGCGTCGCTGGGCCACTCCGAACCACTGAGCGTCCAGGACCCGGTAGGCCCACCCATACCCCAGCTCCCCCAGCGCCCCGAGGAAGGAGCCAAAGTCCCTTCCTCCGTTGCTGGACAAAACGCCGGGGACATTTTCCCAGACAATCCATCGAGGTTGAAAACGTTGAGCGATTTTAAGGAATGTAAGCATGAGTCCGCCGCGGGGGTCGTCGAGCCCCTTGCGCAGTCCTGCAACGCTGAAGGACTGGCAGGGGGTTCCCCCAACGAGAAGGTCAACTGTTCCGCCTGGTATGTTCCACTGCTCATATTTGGTCATGTCTCCATGGTTGGGAACCTCCGGCCAGTGATGCTTGAGCACCGCGGCCGGGAATGGTTCGATTTCTGAAAAGGCAACCGGCTCCCAGCCAAGTGGCTCCCAAGCCACACTGGCGGCCTCGATGCCAGAGCAGACGGAGATGTATTTCACAGCCCGCCCTCCGTCCGCAGCCGGTCTAGGATCAGCACGTTCTCCCGCTCCTCGGCGGCCTTGAGGGCGTCCCGGGTCTCGGCCAGCTGCCGCTCCAGCGAGCGGATGCGCTCGACCAGCTGGAGGCTTAAGGGCTCGGTCGGAAGGACGACGTAGTTGGTGTCGTTCATTTGCCCGCCCTCGGGTCGTATTTCTTCACCTTCCGCCACAGCGTGCAGCAGGCCCGGAACGCCTCGAAGGCGTCCCCGACCTCCTCGGCCGTGTAAAGTTTTTCATCCAGCGCCCCGGTCTTGCGGTCGATAAAGACGTTCCTCGCCGGCAACGCCTCGCCCGCCCAGGCAAACGAATAGGCGGCCAGCTGGAGCAGCTCCTTGTAGTCCGTCCACACTTTGTGCTCCCCGTCGGCCGTGGCAAAGCCGGGCATCTCGGGATGAAACGGCGCGACCTTGGTAAAGTTTTTGGATTTGAAATCAATGATCTCCGTCTGGCCGTCGATCTTGGCGATCAGATCGCACCGGCCCGCGTAGCCCTCCCCGTCATGCACCACGACCTCCTCCGACAGCTGCACCTCGTCCAGGCACCGAGACCAGTAGGTCAGGCTTTTGAGGTGGGGCCGGAGCGTGTCGTCCATGTCCTTGGCCAGCGGGGCCTCGCCCCGGATCACCTGCTCGGCCAGCTCGTGGATCCGCGTGCCCGCGTCCGCCATGCCGGACAGCTCGGCCTTGTTGGTCTCATGCACCCGGCGGGCGTAGTCGTGCAGCTCCTCGCCGCCCTTGCGGGGCAAGGTCAGCGTCTGCGCGATGGCCGCGTCCACCTTGTGGCGGGTCAGCGCCTCGCTCTCCATGATCTTGAGGATCGTCGTGACGCTGGGGAACGCGCCGGCCTTGCGGGCCTGGCGCAGATCCCCGTGGCACGGCTCCCCGGTCGACAGGTAGTAGTGCGCCGATTCGGTGTCGTATTTGACGACAAGGTTGGCCACGGTCTTAGGCTTTCCAGCTGCGC